AATGCGCATGAAGGAGGAGCCGAGCGATCCAGCTGGAACGGTCACGCACACGCATACATTGCCGCCATTCTTTCTGGCGGGTTGTCCTGCGTGCGAGAAGGTTTCGAGCCGTCCTCGCTTGAATATTTAGACCGAGGGCGCATCGCTCCCTCTACTCGTGAGACCAAGCCTTCGGCTTGAGGCTCGAGGCTTAAAAATCTAAGAACCTACTCAACTAATGAGTACTCGTTCAGAGCTTTTGCTCGAATCGCTCACAAAATTTTATGACGACCCAGAAAATTCAGAAAAACTCAAGGATATCCTCACGACCAAGACCCACGGGATATCTCTTCGCAATCTTGAGTGGTTCGTAACAAACTATGCCAAGAATCGACACGTGACTTATAATTCGCCGATGGGCCGTCCCTTTACGGTCCATGTGGCTTACAAGTCGAGTCTTGACGGATATTCAAAGAAGCTCTTTGATCCTTTTTGCAGGACCGAGCGAATAGATTTCAAGGGCCTTTCCACAACTGTGGCTCAGCTCAACTTCATCAAGTGGTGTTTGACGAACGGCATCATCGATTACATGATCAAAGATAAGATACGCCCGCAAAACCATTCTTGAATTCAAGAATAGAGAACCCGTAGTAGAAAAGATTCAGATTGTAACTCGAGAGAGCCGATGCGTATTGCGGCAAAAAGTTGATGATGAGATTTGATGTCTGCGAATTAATTTTAGAAAAATTTAGATACCCACCCGAATTGTACTCTGTTATGTTCAATCCGAATGAGTACATGTAAATATTCTTCTGGGGCACAGACAGACCGTGTTGCATTGGCTGAAGGAACGATGTATATGGCCCGTTGGCGAATGTGTCAAGAATGTCCTGATTATTAATTGTAATCTTCACCTTCTGGATCACATCGATGTACTGCACCGGCCCCGAAGCAAACGTCAGAGGGGTGGCGGCAGACTGATACTGAGTCGCGTATCCGTACAAGTAACGAACCCCGTAATATGACGAACTTGATGATTCATACGCCTGATTTCGAATGAACCACGCAATTAACTGAACTGGAAAATTTGCACTAATATTTGTAGTCACCGTGCCGGCGTAAGGCGCGGTCCCATCTCGCTTAACGACCGGAACTATATAACGGAGGGGTTCGTTTCTGTAATATGTGCGCTCTGAATCCGTCACCTTGACGTACTCTACCAAGAGTATAGGATTTATAATATCGACCGTTCCGGGAAGGGCGTTAGTAAACCAATATTGTGGACGAAAAGTAAACTTTATATAAATTTTTTGTCCTCCCCAGAGTGAGCACAAAGGGAAGAAGGGTCGGCGGATACGCTCGCGCCCTTTATTGCCCCCACTGTGCCTCCTGCAAAAGAAAAACTCGAGGGGGATGACGAGAGGTACGGGTGCGCCAGGACTCAAGTTCTGGTTGGATTGCCCGCCATTGACCTGGTTGAACATACCTATCTGCTCGTCATAATCAAGAAACATTTGGTCCTTTATAAAGAGCCAATCGTCATAAATAGTTTCAACTATGAGATCGTCAATCATAAAGTCCACCTGCTGAATGATTGCCCGGCCTATTTGATTTGTATAATTGTTGCTCGCAGGGAGTGCAGGGAGCGTGCACATGAGAAACATATTTGCGAGCAGATCCCCTTGACTCTTGGGCTGAATCTGAACAATACACGATCCCGAACTCGTCGGCTGGATGAAATTATTTGAAGAAATAGGAGACATTTTCATATAATCTTGATACAGGACCGAGTTTGTATACTGGTCGTATCCTGGATACCACTGGCTTTCTTTGAAATTATAAACATTTGATATATATTCTTCTTGGGGGCCTATGGCGTCGAGAGACAGTACACCTCCAGCGTTGAACCCAAGGTTCCGTTTCTCAGTGAGGGGCTCTTGGCCTTGCGGCGGGACAGGGACGTTTTCGTCAAGTTCTCGCAAGTCGTGTGGGTCACGTTTAAAGTTCGAGTCTTCTATGGGGGCCCGGACAAGAGGTTGAATTGTCGAGACTCGAGCCGAGACAAATGCAGTGGAAATAGTGGGATCAAATATCCCCCCTTGATTATTGACGGGAACTCCATACGGCTGGTATGCATCGGTCGACGGAAGTACAGGCGCCAAGATCGGGCCCTGACCAATAGCACCAAGCATCATTTCATCATTCAAGAAGCCGTCAATCATTTTATTCGCACCAGTCTTCATCCGAAATCCTAGTGCGTTTGATAGTTCAGGCAGACCTGACAGGACCCCCTTGATTTGCGTCGGGTCCGCAAGTATCGAGTCGGGCTGAAGCCCCGTTTTAGAAACAAAAAAATTTAAAAGATTGTTTTGTTTTGATAGATAGTCAGACAACTTGAAAGTGTCCGCAAAAACAAAGGTGTTCAGACCTATAAGCTTTCCGGCCAGAACAGCGCCAAATGTACCCGTCTGTCGAAGAACAGATATGAGTTTTGAAATGGTCGAAGGAGGCGGAGGAAGGGAAAGGGGCTGCGGGGGGATTGGCGTGGCGGTGATTATTCCCATGTATCCAATCTTTCCAATATTTCCAGATTGAAAAGTTACAGAAGCGATAGTCAGGTCAAAGGGGAGCCCGGGGAGACCCGTCAATGTCCATCCTGGCTTGACCGCCGTCGGGATTGGAATCGCGGAATAAAAAATAACAAGGCCCATTTGAGTCAGGTAGACTCCGCTCAGAGCTGGAGGAGGCGGTGGAGCGATTACTTGGGCCGGAGCAACAGTGACCGCCTTGGCCTGCTGGACCCCCTGTATAGTCTGAGCAACATTCACTTGGAAATCAATAGTTCCGTTATATGATCCGTTTTTAGGATAGATCCCTTGTCGAAGGGTCTTTGCCACAATCTTCGTCTGGCCTTGAATTCCAGAGATGCCAGTCAGGACCCACCCTGGCTGGATACCATCAGGCATAGGTGTCTGAACATAAAAGGTGACCACATTGGGGACTGTCTCCGAGGCTGCATAAAAACCGCTTATTTCGGTCGAAGCCATACTATTTTATGCCAACATAATATGAAGGATAGTCTCATCGCGGCTCTTCTCGCCCTGATCATCATACTTGTGTGGAGAAGGGGCGAAGGATACACGTCATTCAATTCACAGATTGCCGACTTGGACATACTCAATGCACACGAGAACCTCTTGCATTTTCAGCCCTCCGACTTTAACCAGGTTGGTTCTAAAGAAATACCTCGCTAATAATACAATGGAGCCCCTGGACCCGATTTTCACTCCCAGCACGGATCGTTTCACCACCTTCCCTATACGGTACCCGGACTTGTGGGCCCTGTATAAGAAAGCCGTCGGGTCCTTCTGGACCGCCGAAGAGATTGACCTCGGCACGGACCTCAAGGATTGGGACGGGCTCAAGTTTGAGGAGCGAAATTTTATTAAAATAATTCTTGCATTCTTCGCTGCGAGTGACGGTATCGTTATGGAAAACATAGATATTAACTTTAGTTCTGAGGTTCAGATTTCAGAGGCTCGGTCTTTTTACGCGTACCAGGCATTCAACGAGTCTATTCACTCGGAGACGTATTCACTCATGATCAACAAGCTCGTGAGAGATCCTGACGAGGAGGGGATGCTTCTGAGCAGCATCAAGAATATTCCCGTCATCAGGGAAAAGGCGGACTGGGCCATGAGCTGGATGAATGGGGATGCACCCTTCGCCCAGCGCCTCGTCGCCTTCATGTGCGTCGAGGGTATCTTCTTCTCTGGGGCGTTCTGTTCGATTTTTTGGCTCAAGAAGCGCGGGATAATGCCCGGTCTGTGCTTCAGCAACGAGCTGATCAGCAGGGACGAGGGATCCCACCTAGAGTTTGCCGTGGCTCTCTACTCGCACCTGCAGGAGAAGGCGGGGAAGGATGTGATCCGGACGATTGTCCAGAGTGCCGTTGAGATTGAAGAGAGTTTCATTACGGAGGCGCTTCCATGCAAGATGATAGGCATGGATGCCGAACAAATGAAACAGTATATTCGCTATGTTGGTGATCGGCTGATGAAACAACTAGGCCAAGAGCCGATCTTCGGGGCTGAGAACCCCTTTGCCTGGATGGAGACGATCAGTCTCGAGGGGAAGACGAATTTTTTTGAGAAACGCGTAGGTGATTATTCAAAGCGGATGGTTGAGGATGGGGACTCGGTCAGGTTTGACGAGGAGTTCTAGAGACCAGGAGCGGGGCGGCACGCCCTGGGACTGCGTCCCGGTCTCTAGTGCATAGATCCCCTAGGACCCTGGCCGCCAGACACTACAAATGGTTTGGTTGAATTTCCGTACTCGCCAACGTACTCCTCCTCGTAATCCTCCTCGTACTCCTCCTCGGCAAAGCCCGACACGAGCTTGGCTGGGAGGTAGCAGGCCAGCAACACATAGACGGCCGAGTGAAGCAGGAGACCTGGGGCGTGGGGGACGCCCTCGGCGCTGGCGACCCATCCGCCCAGGATTTTACGCATGAACTTGAAGGTGGCTGGACTCGCGACAATGAAAAACAGGATCATGTAAATCAGAACCTTGGTGAGCATTTAGTATATCTAGAGATTTTTAACACCAGTGCCCCCCTGACCCGTTCCGTTTGTGGCACCACCTGAACTCCTCCTCCGCATACTCCTCAAACGCCTCTGGCTCCTCGTACTCCTCCTCGTACTCCTCCTCACCGTACTGAGAGTAGTACTTGCGCATCTTGCGGCGGCGCAGGGCCCGCATGACAAACCGGGTCACAACGGCAAACACCACAGCGTGGAGCAGGAGACCGCCCGTCTTGGGCAGGCCCTCTGGGCTGGCGACCCACCCGCCGAGGGCCCGGGTCAGCTTGAACAGGGCTGGGTTGGCGATGATGAAGAACAGGAGAATAACAACAAGCATCTTCATAAACATTTATTATAGACAACTAAAATTTATTCATATCGTCTGGACCCTTGGAGGCCAGGTGCATGCCGTAGTCCGTCACCCTGGAGACGCTCGGGTCATACACGGTCTCAAAGTTCGACCGCATCCCTGGGCGATACTTGAGGAGCCTGAGGACGAGGATAAAGACGAACGCGTGCAAGAAGACTCCTGCGAACGTGGGAAGGCCCTCGGCCGATGCAACCCACGTTCCCAGGATGCTCCTGACGCTCTTGAAGGCCAGGGGACTGGCCAGCAGAGCAAAAAGGAAGAATAGGGCAATCATTTACTATTAGTTTTGAAAAGTTTCCCTATGAGGGCGCTCCCAAGGCGGCGGCGCGCCGCCGCGCTTCAGCAAGTTGGTTGTTCTCCGGCGGCAAAGCCTCCCACCCTTTCCTGTTTTCTAGACGGGCTCTTGCAGCGTTACTTCTTGTGCTATTAAATATATTCTTATTAAGCCGTGTTACTTCTCCACGTAGAGATTTAATAGGGTCTTCAAATCTATAGTTTGCTGGATAAATTTTAGTTATAATGGGCCGCAATTTTATAGCACGATTCAATAGTTCTCTGGCTTTCTTCTCTTGGGCTGCGCGGGCAGCCTCCATCTTGACAGTGTTTTGTTTAACATTATTAGAATTAAATGGTTTATTTTTAGTCGTCATGAAATTTTTAATCTCTTTATCGAGGGCTGCGGCATTGGCATTCGCTTTGCTTATCTGATTGAAAAACTTGGAATATTTGGGATATAATTTTTTATTTATTTCCATGTTTCTCTGAAGGGCCTTGTATCCGGCAAAGTTTCCTTTGCTAAATTTATTTTTCAATTCCTTATTCTGCCTATTGAATTCTTCCCAGAATATTTTATAATGTCCTGGAACCTTTCTGTAGTTCCACGGCCCTAGACCCATCAAGGTCTTTTTAGCTCCAGCCTTCTTTTTCAAAGAATTTGAGTTATTACTTGTTCTGGTTTTAAAATACTTTTGGGCAGCATTTTGAAGGGCAGGAGGTGTTTTATTTACTCCCAATATTAACTGATTCACGAGAGATTCTGGGGCAGGTCGCAGCGTCCCATTGACCTCTCGCCAGAAGTTTACGTAATTCGGGCCAGAATATTTCAATTTATTTTTATTGATATTTCGCGGGAAATTAGTCCCCTGTCTACTCTTATACGCACTAGGCCCTGCATTGAACAAAGCCTTGAAATTTTTATTATTATTTACAGCCTTCCTGCGCCCCTCGATCCAGTTTTTGATAACCTTAAACCGCACGGGCTTGCCTTTATTGGGGGTTGTGGCTATGGCCACCAGGGATTCTCGCCGCGTACGGCTCGCATTTTCAGGAGGGAAATTGACTTTAATTGATCTCGGTTTGTTACTGGGCGCCCCCTTGTCAAACATTCCCTTGAGGCCCTGAAAAAAGCCAGGCTTGGATTTGTAATAGTTTGGGGTGCGGATTTTATTGCGTAGCATTTTTATCGGTCCCAAATTTGGCACGCCACCTCTGTTAATTCTGTTAATCTGATTTACGATATTCTTCGCGACCTTTTCAGTATCCTTGTTTAAATTAGGAGGATTCGACCAGTAGTTGCTGATCGTATACATACCTTATGAGACGCACACAAAAAAGTTGGTCCTGTGTCCTGGCCTAAAGACCACCACCTATGTATAAGTAGAAAGCACTACAAATGGCTCTTACCATCACCAAGATTTCCGACCTCTCTGTCTCTGACATCAAGTTCAGCGATGTGCGCAAAAACTCCAAGGGTGGCAAGATGGTCTATCTGAACCACAAGTCTGGGGGCAAGCTGATGCTCAAGTTCCCCGCCCTCAAGGCTCCCTTTGGCCTGAGCACCTTCACCGACGAGAACTCGGGCAAGGTGACTAGCACCAACCTCCCCCTAAGCGTCGATAACGCAGATGTTGCTAAGCGTCTTGATGAGATCAACAAGGCTGTCCTGAACTTTGTCTTTGATCACTGCGAGGAGATCATGGGCAAGAAGATGAGCCGTGATACTCTGTCCGAGATGTACAAGTCTCCCTTCAAGCCCGCGGCCAAGGAGGGCTACTCGCCTCTCCTCAACCTCAAGGTGATCACCGACCTGACATCCGGTGCCATCAAGACCGAGTCCTACGATTCGACCGGGACTGATGTACCCCTGGACTCTCTCGAGAAGGGCCAGAATGTCACGACTCTCGTCGAGCTCAGCCAGATCTGGCGCACGCCCGCGGGCTTTGGAGCCACCTTCCGCGTTCACCAGGTCAAGTTCAGCGCGGCCAACAAGCTCCCGAGCCGCGCGCTGGTCGAGTCTGAGGATGAGGTCGAGGAGGAGGACGAGGAGGAGGAGGACGAGTAGTGTGATACCTAGCTTTGAAGTGTAATAATAATGTAGTTTACTACTAGTATGAAGGTCCTCGGATCTGGTCGCCAGGGTGT